CCTCTGTGTTCTCATTCAACTTTGCTGGCATTTAGCTCTTCTCATGGTTGAGCCAGACTGCAAAGGCACCAGCCAAAACACCTGTTACAACACTAACTAAAGCCGCCTGTTGAGCAGTAGGGTCTGGCAATTCCATGAACCACTCCACTACCCGCCAAGCCGATATTGACATCCCAATCATCATCAAGCGGGGTAGTATCTTCCACTTGAGAAATCTTTCCATTGTTATCTCTGTCACGGTTCTTTCTCGCCTGTTCTTCTGTTGTACGCTGTGAATGATCAAACACCATTACTTCTTCCTGAATTTGTCTACGCCTTTGATTCCTAGTGCGGCACTGCACACAAGGAAAACCAAATATTGATACCAGTCCGGTAGCTCATTCAAACGGTCAAAGCCGTTCTTTACTACTTCTTCCATGCCGGGAATGAAAACTAAAATTACCGGAATCAGCACAACCACAGTCACGATCTCGTCACGCAGACTAGATTTTGTAGACTCAGCCATAATCAATTCCCACTTGGAATCGTGAGTGGCTGCGGTTTTCATTATCTCCGCTTTCGCTTCCGCCTCAGTTTGCGCAAGAGTTGCTTTCGCTTTTTGCTTGGAAACTTGCCCCTCAACAATCGATCCAGCCAATGAAGCAATTGGTCCAATAAGAGCCTGAAACATATCACATTCTACCCCTAAAAATATTACCGAACATTGCACCTAGCCCATTAAAAGCCAATGGTGATGCGGGTTGCGATGTCGACATCTGTCCAAAATTACCGAATGGGACAGGTTGACGGTTAGAGAGACCGGGAAACCTACCAAAGCCTCCCGGACCAGGAAACCTCCCATCACCGAATATTGACGGGGTAGGCATTGTTGAAATAGGAACTCTGTTGTCAAAACCACCTTCTATCTGTCCTAGACCAGGTGGAACGCCTGGTTCCGCACTGAAACCCGGTTGTGCTGAACCATCAGCGGGACCCGGAGTTGCTGGCACCGAACCACCAATAGAAGGTTGAGAAACTTGCCTAGCCTGTTCTTCCAACAGTTTAATCCTTTCCAGACTTTGATTTAACTGTTGATTCGTCGTGTCAAACGCCGATTGTAGTTGAGTGAGTAAACCTGCTATGCCAGCCATTATTGCCTCTTCAAGTTAGCTTGTGTGTCTATTCTATACACGTTTACTAAGTTACGGTCTTCAGCAATCTGCTCCTGTAACTTCTGACGCTTCTGCGCCAACTCATACGCCTGCATCAACCGAGCCTGATCTATTTGGAAGTCCATCGCATCATTCATCGCCTTGCGCTGAATCTCTTGGGTATCGTTCTCCAGTTCTTGCTGACGGATAGCAACAAGCGGGTCAGGCTGTTGTGGCGGGGTCAGAAGCGGTGCTAACTCCTCTGTGGTATCAGCAATCTGCTGTGCAACCGCAGCTTCAAGAGCGGCAGGGTCAATCTGTGGTATCATCTCACCACGAGCCTGTGCTTCCTGAACCACGCCGTTGAACATCTCCTGCACCAAGTCACGAGCATGCATAGCCACATGCTGCTGAACATGAGACTGCAACATCATGAACGCCTGCGGGTTAGAAGCCGTAGACGGCTGTTGCAACATGGCAGCATGAACACGGATATGTGCGATATGGTCCTGCTCTGGAAACGCCTGAACCATCTGACCGGACAATACGTTTGCGTTTTCCATGCCAGGGTCCATAGGTGCTGGTGGCTGTGGAGGCGGTAGAATATTATCAATATTCTTGATATCCAGTGCATCATACATACGCCGATAGGCTTCGTACATATTGTGCATCTGCGGTGCAGCCTGTGCCAACTGAAGCTGTGTCTGTGCCAGCGACAGTCTCTGCGCCATAGAAAAGATCGACGGGTCGGATACTGGGAGAACGTCTACCCGCCCGTCGAAGTCCTGCGCCATTATTTCGGGCGGGACATTCGGGCCAATCATGTACGGATAAGGTACAGGATTAAGTGCAAATATTTCTGACAGTAATCTAAATTCGTTTTTCTGTGCGTAATGCAGCCGCTTGTGGATGCTGCTGATTACTTTTGAGCCTTGCTCGATGAGAGCCACTGTTGTGCCGACTGGAGCTTGTGAATTAACGTCAGCGACCTTTGAGTCTGCCACTTGTGCAAATCTTCTACCAGAGTCAACAACAACTCCCAAAAGTTGGGCAAGCGTTCCAGATGGTTCTTTGTATGGAAGAGGAATAATGGCGTTACGAATATCGCCACCAGGAGCGTCAAGATCGCGGAACTCACCAGGATTAACAGGCTCATCATCATTGCGAATGCGAACACCACGAGCCTTGAAACCGCCCGGTAGATTTGAGAGAGTTCCAGCATCAATAAGCTGACGTAGTATTGAAGTTGCTGCACGAGACAGCCCTCCTATCATATGAAGTAGGCCAAAGCCATAAAAACCAAAACCAGGAAGAAACTTATAATGAACAAAGAACTGACGCTTGCGGCGGAGTATATCCGTCTCACGCCAGTTACGAACGACTGATAAAATCTGCCCGGAGCCTTCGTCCATTGTGACGATGTAAGGCAACTTAATCCCTGTCTCCTCACCCATCTGATCCATATCCTCAAATCCCTCAAGGTCCAAGTCCACATGGATTTCATGGATTGTAAACATCTCATCAGAGTAACCCGGACGGAGACCCTGGATATCATCAGACTTACCCCGTATTGTTGAATCTGCCTCCTCATCTTCAGAAGCTGAGAGTGATACGTCACGATATATACCTCCTACCTGTAGCTTTCGGATATCGTTCTCGCTCATGCGAACTACATGAGTGTACCGCTCGGCAGTCTGTAAATCTGTCGCGCTGTACGGCACAATCAAATCTTCCGCAGGTACAAACTTCGACACAGCCCTCTGTCTCATCGGGTCGAAGTATACCTTCTTGAACGTCGAACCTGTAATCGGCAAATAGAAAAGCATCTGGTCTGTGTCCAGATCATACTCTTCCATCACCTCTGTAATCTGATAATTCATGAAGTCCTTGACCCGCTGGGCTTGATCTTCGACTTCTTTGGACTGCATACCTATTATCTGTGTCTTTACAGGACCACCCGGTGGTAGCATTTCCTTGTATGCCTGTGCCTGAAACTGCGTCACAGCTTCTGACAACAACGGGTGTGTAACACCAGACGCACCCATGAACGGCTCATTCCGCTCTTCATAGTTTATCCCCAACAGCGTCAGACCCTTGGCAATGGCCTCTTCCCAATCTTCACGAGAAGACTTATCTTCATCAACCTTACTACTAAGGTCCGAGGACAAAGTTCCGAGGATCGAGTCGTCTAATACTTCAGCCAAGTTCGCATTGTGATTGTAAACTTCTGCCTGAACCTCAACCATCTCCTCATCACCTGCAAGCATGATACCCTCTGGAAGCATCTCGCCTGTCGGTACTTGGACCTCGGTCATTTGTTCTTCTGCTGTCATGCCTGGGCCACCGGGACCCATAGCCATTTCTACTGCTGTTGGTGGTAGTGCCATTAAAATGTTCCTTTAAATGTGCCGCCGCGCCCCAAAAGTAAAGCACCACCGCTTTTCATTTTCTCAACTTTTTTTCTTCTGCGAAGAGTTTGTTCAAGGTCTGGATCAAGATAAAGCGTCTTATCACCGCTTTTCAAGCGTCTTGACTGCAAAAACAAAGCATCAGCGTCAGGAGCATCTCCTAGTTTACCGCCCCTGTCTTTTAACTGGGGACCCTTGTATTTTTTTCGTATAATTTTTGGGGCTTTTCTAACCACTAAAATGTTCCTTTAAATGTGCCGCCACGTTTTTTCATAAGAGCCGGATCTTTGTCAAAAACATAAGTTACACCGTCAATGTTTTTGAGTGTCTGACCTTCTTTCAGTACTCCTTGAAACCGTTTTAGTCCTGAAGTTAAAGACTTGCCACTAGATTTTCCCATCCCCTTTTTCCTGGGCATGGATCCTGCTTTTGGTTTGCGGCCTTCATATTTCCCACCCATAGCCATCAGTAATACTCCCGCTTCCTTGGAACGTAATCGTCTTCAAACTCTTCGCCGTCAAGCCTGACAAACCCGCCTTGGCGAAAGCGCATCAATGCCATTGTCATACTATCACAAAAGTCATCATGGTCGCCATTAGGAAATGATGCA